GACCATGTCGAGGTCTGGCGTTTTGATGATGGCGGCTCGCTGGTCTACGACTGGCAGGCCAAGTCTTACACCATCACCCTGCCGAGTGGCACGGTGGCGATCAAGGTCGGCGGCACGGACGTCGTCGTTACGGATAACGCGGTAATGGTGAAGTCGGGAACGATTGATCTTGAAGCGACCGTGAATATCAAAGGGCCTGTCAATATCGACGGCGCGTTATCCGTAACGGGCAACATCGACGGCGCTGGCAACATCATGGCCGTCGGCAGCAGCGACAACCACCACAAGCATTAACCCAAACATTCATCCAGCCCGCCAAGTGCGGGCATTTTCATGCCTGGAGAACCACATGGCCAAGATCGATATGACCTCAACCGATACGCAAACGTCCTCGGAACCGGCATTGTCATCCTCAACTTACTCATCGCCTGAGTCCTTGAAATTCCGCGACAAGCTCTACACGTCGCGACTGGTGATCGTGCCCGGTACCGACCGTTCCTATCCGGTGGAGAAGGCGACGGTCGTGGTGCCGGCCTCCGACATCGAGGCGGTCAAGTTCCTGAAAGCCAGCGAAGAATACGAGCCGTTCAAGGAGTGACATCGATGATCGGAATGGATCGCCAGACCGGCCTACCCATATCCGGCATCGAGCACCTGCGGCAATCCATTGCCGACATCTTGAGCACGCCGCTGGGCAGTCGCCGGCACCGCATGGAGTACGGCAGCAAGCTGCGGCGGTTTGTCGATTTGCCCGTTAACGAGGGCTGGAAAAGCGCCGTACAGGCTGAGGTCGCCCGCGCTTTGGAGCGCTGGGAGCCACGTTTGAAGCTCGACCAGGTGCGTGTCCTCTCCGTCATTGGTGGGCAAATCAATCTGCAAATCGTCGGGAAGTACCTGGGCGACGGCGTCACGTTGGAGGTGGCTGCATGAGTACCGTTGATCTGTCGTCGCTGCCGGCGCCGACCGTGCTGGAGCCTCTGGACTTCGAAGAGGTTTATCAGGACGGTTTAGGCGTCTTTCGCGGGTACATGGGGGGCAACTGGACGGCCGCGCTGGAAAGCGATCCAGTGGTCAAAGTGCTTGAGGTTGGGGCCTACAACAAGGTCGGCAACCGCGCCCGGGTCAATGACGCCGGCAAGGCGCTATTGCTGGCGCACGCCATTCGCGGCGACCTCGATCACTTGGGGGCCAACGTCAATCTGCAGCGCCTGGTCATTCAGGCCGAGGATCTGCTGGCGGTGCCGCCGGTACCCAAGGTCATGGAAGACGACGACCCGTTTCGCGAACGCATCCAGTTGGCCTATGAGGGTTTGACCACAGCCGGCCCACGTAACAGCTACATCCTGCATGCGCGTAACGCTTCTGGGCTGGTGGCAGACGCCACGGCCGAAAGCCCGGAACCTTGCTACGTTACGGTAACGGTGCTGGGGTTTGATGGGGAGGGTGAAGCGCCGCCGGAGTTGCTGGCGACGGTGGCCGCTGCGCTGAATGACGATGACGTGCGTCCGGTCGGTGATCGTGTGACCGTGCAGAGCGCGCAGGTGATCCGCTACGAGATTGACGCCATCCTGCACATGGCCGGCGCCGGCCCCGAAGCGGATGCCAGTTTGGCCGAAGCGAAAAGCCGATTGGCCGGTTGGATCAATCCCCGCAAGCGACTGGGCGTCGAGGTCGCACGCTCCGCTGTTGACGCTCAGTTGCACGTTGCTGGCGTTGCCCGGGTTGAGTTGGTCGGTTGGCAGGACTTGGTCCCGACCAAGGCGCAAGCGGCGTTCTGTACGCGCTACAGCGTGAGGCTGGCGGGCTGATATGAAAAGTCTACTGCCGCTCAACAGCACGCAACTGGAACGGGCCATGGAGGCCGCGTTTTTCGAAAAGACGATTGTCCCACTGCGCGACCTCTACAACCCCGACACCTGCCCGGTGCACCTGCTGCCGCATCTGGCGTGGGCGTGGTCGGTCGATCGCTGGGACTACCGATGGTCTGAGGCGACCAAGCGCGCGGCCATCAAGGCGTCTTTCTACATTCACAAACACAAGGGCACCATCGGCGCGCTGCGCCGCGTGGTCGAGCCGCTGGGCTACCTGATTGAGATCGTCGAGTGGTTCCAGACGGTGCCCGAGGGTGTGCCGGGCACTTTCGCGCTGAAGGTGGGCGTTCTCGATACCGGTATCACCGAGGAAATGTATCAGGAGTTAGAGCGCCTGATTGACGACGCCAAGCCCGTCACCCGGCAACTGACCGGGCTGGCGATCAGCCTCGAAACCCAAGGCAATTTTGACATTGCCGTGTCCCTTTACGACGGCGACGAAATCGACGTTTACCCGCCCGTCATGCGTGACATTGAGGTCACTGGCAGCATTGGCGTGGTCGGCCGCGAACACACCATAGACACCCTGGACGTTTATTATGATTGATGCGAATTCGCAGTTTTTCGCGATCCTCACGAAAGTGGGGATGGCTAAGCAGGCGAATGCTGACGCGCTTGGCATTGCCTGGAAGCTCACGGAAATGGGGGTTGGCGATGCGAACCCGGGCGGGTTGGCCGATCCGCCGAATCCGATCCCGTCGGCCGATCAGACTAAGTTGCTCAACGAGTGGCGGCGCAAGCCGTTGAATCAGCTACGGGTTGACCCGATCAACTCGGCGGTGATCATCGCCGAGCAAATCATTCCGGCCGACGAGGGCGGTAAGTGGATTCGCGAAATCGGCCTGTACGACGCGGACGGGGATCTGGTGGCGGTGGCCAACTGTGCGCCGAGCTTCAAGCCGCTGCTTTCGCAAGGCTCCGGCCGCACGCAAGTGGTGCGGATGAATTTTGTGGTGTCCAGTACCGGGAACATCACCCTCAAGATCGACCCGGCCGTGGTGCTGGCAACGCGTGAATACGTCGATTCGCGCATTCTGGACGAGCTGAGCAAGCTCGACATCAAGCAGTCGGTGCGCGCCGCTACCACCGCCAACATCAGTCTGGTCGGTCTGCAGACGATTGACGGTGTCGCGCTCGCGTCCGGTGATCGGGTGCTGGTAAAAAATCAGGCGGCCGCCAAGGATAACGGGCCGTACGTGGTGGCGGTGGGTGCCTGGGTACGGGCCAAGGATGCGGATAACAGTGCCAAGGTAACGCCCAACCTTACAGTGGCGGTCGAGACCGGGGCGACGCAGGCCGATACGATTTGGCAACTGGTGACAGATGGCCCGATTGTCGTGGGCACTACCGCGCTGACGTTCAAGGACATTACTGATGGCTTTGCTCGGCTGTTCTCGCCGAGTTTCGCCGGCAACCCCACGGCGCCCACGCCAGCGCAGTTCGATAGCAGTAAGTCGATACCGACGACTGAGTTTGTAAAGCGTCGCGGTATCGAGTACTCGGGATTTACGAGCAATAACGCGAGCCTGGTAATGTCGGCTTCGCATGTCGGCGGGCTTCACAGTTTTTCCGATGCGGCACAGCTCACGGCGACTTTGCCGCCAGCGGCTGGTGTTGCGCAGGGGGCGACTATTACGCTGGCCAGCGCTGGCCCGGGCGGTTTGAAAATCGTGGGTTCGGGGGCTGACGTGGTGTACACCTCTACCGGTGTGGCCGGGCCTCTGGTGTTGGCCCTAGGGGACACGGCCGAGTTCATCCGGCTGCAAGACCAGTGGCGGCTGATCGGTGGCACGGCGGCGCTGCGCTTTGCTGGAACGTTGAGCGGCGCCTATCACATCACGCAGCCGCAATTCGACAGCGGCAAGTCATTGGCGACTACCGAATTTGTGCAGCGTGCAGCGGGTAGCTTGGCCGGTTACGTTAACTACGCTGCAAACACGGTTTTGACGGCGGCTGATGTTGGCAGGTACGTCTATACAAGCGGTGCGGCTGTCACTCTCACGCTGCCGGACTGCGCGCTGCTGCCCGGCGGTAGCCGTATTTACATACAGGCGGGATCAGCGACCACCTGCACTGTAAGGTCTATCAACGGCAACGTTTCCGGGCCAAATGGCAATGCGGCTGGCTCGCCCAACGTGGTGTTGGGTAACGGCGTTGCGTCGGAATTCATCTCTTCGGGGGTTGGCTGGCTTGCTGTAGGCGGGTCGGGAGTGTCTTCGATTCTGGGGAGTGGTTATCAGCGGCAACCGTCGGGGTTGATCGATCAGTGGGGTTCGGGCCTTACGGATGCTAACGGATACGTTTACATCACATTCCCTGTCCCGTTCCCAAACTCCTGCCTCAACGTCCTCCCTGTTCATGTGGGTTCGTTGAGTTTGATGAGCGCTGTTATGGGGGGGACGGTGACCAAGACCGGTTGCACGGTGCGCGTGCAAAATGCGGCGGGTGCGGCGGCGGTCAACTGGATGGTGTGGTGGCGAGCATTGGGGAATTGATCATGAGTAAAGTTGTGTATTTCAGTCCGACGACGTGCGGGGCTTATACCCTTGAGATCAATGGCGAAGACATGCCGGCGGACGTAGTCGAGGTGTCGGAAAGTATTTGGCAATCGCTGCTCAATGAGCTGTCGACCAGTCCCAAAATGATGTCGTCACGGCCCAACGGTCAACCGGTGCTGATTGATCCGCCGCCGCTGGATGCCGAGGCGCTGGCCGAAACTGAGCGCGCTTGGCGGGATGCCCAGTTGGCTCTGACCGATCCGCTAGTGTCCCGGCACCGCGACGAGATCGAGGAGGGCGGCGCGACCTCGATCACGGCTGAGCAATACGCAGAGCTGCAGGCTTACCGCCGGCAGTTGCGCGACTGGCCGCAAGGCTCGCAATTCCCGCTCGCCGAACACCGCCCGGTCGCGCCGCTGTGGCTGACCGGGCCGCTTCAATAAACGCCCCGCACTGACGGGGCGTTTTCTTTTCCGTTACGCGTAACACGAACAACCCTCACAGCCTCGCTTATGCGGGGCTTTTTCGTTTCTGGAGACTGACCCTTATGAGTTTTTTCCACGGCGTCACGACCACATCGGTCGACACTGGCGCGCGCACCATCTCGCTGCCGTCGTCGTCGATCATCGGTCTGTGTGACACCTTCACCCCGGGCGTTCTCGGCGGCGGCACGGCGAAAGCCGGCGAACTGAAGTTGATCACTACCGAGCGCGAGGCCATTGCCGCCTTCGGCGCCGATTCGGCAATCACCAAGGCGTGTAAGGCGATCTACGTCAAAGCCAAGGCGGTGATCGTCGCCATCGGCGTGCCCAAGCTGGAAGACGCGGCGCTGCAAACCTCAGCGATCATTGGCGGTGAACTGGTCTCGGGTCAGCGTACCGGCCTGCAGGCGCTGCTCGACGGTAAAAGCCTGTTCAACGCTCAGCCGCGGTTGTTGATCGCACCGGGCCACACCGCGACTCAGGCGGTGGCTACGGCGCTCGACAGCGTGGCGCAGAAGCTGCGCGCCATCGGCATCATCGACGGCCCGGGTACGACCGACGAGGCCGCTATTGCCTACGCCGAGAACTTCGGCAGTCGCAACCTGTTCATGGTCGACCCGGGCGTCAAGTATTGGGACACCGGCACCAGTTCGACGGTCGACGCGCCCGGCTCGGCTTGGGCAGCAGGCCTGTTTGCCTGGACGGATGCTGAATACGGCTTCTGGGCTTCGCCATCGAACAAGGAGTTGACTGGCATCACCGGTACCGGTCGCGCGGTCGAGTACCTGGACGGCGACGAGACGTGCCGAGCCAACCTGCTCAACAACGCCAATATCACCACCATCATTCGCGATGACGGTTATCGCCTGTGGGGCAACCGCACGCTGTCGAGCGATCCGAAGTGGGCCTTCGTTACCCGCGTTCGCACGCTGTTCATCCTCATGGATGCGGTGCAGGCGGGGCACAAGTGGGCCGTCGACCGTTCGATCACCAAGACCTACGTGACCGATGTCACCAACGGTCTGGATGCGTTCATGCGCGACCTGAAAGCCCAGGGCGCAATCATCAACTTTGAAGTGTTCGCCGACACCGAACTCAACACGGCCAGCCAGATCGCCCAGGGCAAGGTGTATTGGCGCATCCGTTTCACCGACGTGCCGCCGGCAGAGAACCCGAATTTCCTTTTCGAAGTCACCGATCAGTGGATGACCGAAGTGCTTGAAGCAGCCTAAGGGGGCGTAGCAAATGATTCCTCAGACTTTGTACAACACCAACCTGTTCGTCGACGGCGTGAACTTCTCCGGCGACGTGCCGAGCCTGACGCTGCCCAAGCTGACCACCAAGACCGACGAATATCGTGGCGGCGGCATGGCTGGCCCCATCGATATGGATCAGGGGCTTGAAAAAATGGAAGCCTCGTTTGTCACCAAGGGCGTGCGCCGCGAGTCGCTGAAGTACTTCGGCCTGGCCGACGGCACGGCGTTCAACGCCACGTTCCGAGGTGCCTTCAAGGGCCAAAAGGGCACTGTGACAGCAGTCGTTGCCACCCTGCGCGGTCGCCTCAAAGAGGTCGATCTCGGCGACTGGAAAGCCGGTGATGCGGCCGAGATCAAACACGCCGTTTCGGTCACGTACTACAAGCTCGAAATCGACGGGCGCCTGATGTACGAGATCGACATGGTCGCCGGCATTCAGGTGATCGACGGCAAAGACCAACTGCTCGAAGTGCGCCAAGCACTCGGCATGTAAGGAATAGATCCAGATGACTCAAGTAATCGCTAAAACCCTGCCTGCCTGGCTGTCGCTCAGTGCAGTCGGTGCCGTCGTAACGCTGACCCGCCCAAGCCAAGCCAATAGCATCGACGTCGAGACGTTGAACCTGCGTAACCCGACCGTGCGTGAAGTGCGTGCGGCTGATCGTGCTGCCAACGGCGATGATGAACAGCGCGAAATGATGCTGTTCGCCGGTCTGGCCGAAGTCGGATTGAAAGATCTGGAACGCCTCAAGCTGACGGATTATCGCCGCGTGCAAACGGCGTATTCGCACCTGGCACCGAAAACCGATTATTCGGACTCGATGCCGGCGTGGTTGTCGCTGACCACCGATCAGGTGCTGGTAACGCTTTCGTGTCCGAGTGAGATCAACGGCGTGACGGTCGACAAGCTGGCCTTGCGTTCGCCGACTGTGGGCGACGTGCGAGCGGCCAACCGTGAGGTGGGTGGCGACGATGAGCAGCGCGAGCTGGTGTTGTTTGCGGCGTTGTCCGGCGCTTCGGTGGCGGATCTGGAGGGGCTGAAGCTGGTGGATTTTAACCGCTTGCAGGCCGGCTATTTTCGCATGGACAACGACGACGGGCTTTAACCCCAGCGTGATCAAGTCGGCAGCGAAACGTCTGGCGGCGGAAACCGGATTTTCCGCCGCTGAGATCCAGTCGATGCCGTTCGCGGATATGGTGTGGTGGCTCACGGATTGAGCCGCCATCGGTAGTGCTGGGCACATGAGGGCCACGACATGGCAAACAAACTCGCCCTCGGGCTGGTGATCGGCGGTGCCGTCAGTTCCACGGTCGGCGCCGCGTTCAAGGATGTGACCGGGCGCATCAAGCGCCTCGAGGCAGAAGGCAACAAAGCGCGCGTGCTGCAGCGCACGATTGGCGACACCATCCGCCTGCGCGAAGAATGGAAAAAGGCTCACGACACCGGCGCGGCCGGTGCGTCCAAATTACTCAACCGTTTGAACTCGAACCTCGACAGCTTGAAAAAGCAGGGGATCGAGGTCGGCCGGCTGGAAAAAGCCTATCGCTCGATGGGGCAGACGGCCAACAAAGCCGAGCTGAAAGCCAAGGGTCATCAGCAGATTGATTCTGGCGTAAAGGGCATGAAGGGCGCTGTCGGTGCGGCGGTGGTCGGTGTCGGTGCCATGGCGGTACCGGCCAAGGTCAGCGCTGATTTTGGCGCGATTGTCCGCGACATCGCGATCAAGGCCGGCATTGCCAACAAGCCGCAAGAGCAGGAGATGTCGCGCAAGATCATCGACACTTCACGCGATACCGGCATGGCGCGCAACGATGTGGCCGACGTGGTCAATCAGTTGGTCGGCGCCGGTATGGATCTGAGCAAGGCGCTGGAGTACGCGCCTGTCGCGGCCAAGTTTGTCGTGGGGCAGGGATCCAGCGGCGTCGACACGGCGAAGATGATCAACGCCTTGGGGCAGAACGCCAAGATCACCGACCCCAAGCAGATGCAGCAGGCGCTGGAGGCGATCGCCTACCAAGGGCAGGCAGGCAGCTTTGAAGCGGCCGACATGGCCAAGTGGTTTCCCGAGCTGTTGGCCAGCATGGCCAGCAACGGCATCACCGGCTTGGATGCGGTGACGCAACTGGGTGCCATGTTGCAGGTCCAGATGAAGCAGGCCGGCAGTTCGGACGAGGCGGCCAACAACCTGAAAAACTGGATGGGCAAAATCGGCTCGACCGACACGGTCAAGGCCTACGAAAAAGCCGGGATTGATTACAAGGGATCGATGCAGACCGGTTTGCAAAACGGCATGTCGACGCTCGAAACCAGTATGTCGCTGGCTCAGAAATACATTCAGGCGACCGATCCGAAGCGTGCGGCGGCCATGGCCGAAGCCACGTCAAAAATCAGCAAGGAAGCCGACCCGGAGAAGGCCAAGGCCATGATGGCCTCGCTGG